ACTTAGTATTCCACCACTACTTTCATTTACTGTCCTTTTAACTGTTGTTTGTGTAGTCTTGACATTAAAAGATGCACTTATTGGTGCTGAAACTGTTGCTCTTACACTATTCCAATAGCTTATAACTTGACTTGACATAGCACTAACTTGACTTACTACAGAACTACACATAGCAGAAATGACACTTATAGCTGAACTACTTAAACTCGTAAAAGATGTTCTAGCTCCGTTGTACATGCTACTACATGCAACCCTTACATTTGATGCTAACATATTAAAAGAAGTTGTAGCACCATTATACAAGCTACTTCCTGCTTCTTTTCCAACTTGAGCTAATTGACTAAAGCTTTGTTTAGCTCCGTTATACATATTCGTCGCTCCTTGTTGAACTGTTGCAGTAGCTTGGTTAAATGCCGTATCTATACCAGTTGTAAGGTTAGAATTATTGACTTGAGGAGTTGCATTATTTAAAGCATCTGTAACACCTTGCTGAGTTGCTACTCCTAATTCATTCCCTTTTTGCTGAACGGCTGGCACCCCTGCTTGAATTCCATTTACTACACCATTTGTCAAATCTGTACCTAATTGTTGCCCTGCCTGTTGCACAGCTGGGTTTTCTTGTGTTAGAGCATTTGCAACCTGTTGATTTGCTTGTTGAGCAGTTTGAGAAGCTGAACCTTGTATTTGACTTGAAGCTTGAGCAAATATACTTCTTACAGTTTCTAAAGCTTGTGGTCCTTCTATTCCTAAATTTTTTAGATTTTCCAAAACTTTAGAAGCTTGTGTTTCTATTGGGGTGCTAAAGTCTACATTAGCAAATACTTGCCCCATCTTTCCATCCATTTTGCCTAGAGCTTCTTGCATTTGTGGTCCTATTTGATTTATCGTTCCAAGCATACTATTTATTGCTCCATTTATCCCATCTTGATTAAATCCGATTTTAAATGAATTAAATGTATCGCTTAAACCTTGTTTCAAATTTGTAGTATCTAGTGCAGTAGAAGCCTGTGAGAAGATAGTTCTTAATGTATCTATAGCTTGTGTTCCTTCCAAACCTAGATTATTTAGATTCTGTAATACTTTAGTTTTCTGTGCATCTATAGAAGAATTAAAATCCACTCCCTTAAAAATTTCGCTTGCTTTTCCTCCTAAACTTTTTAAGGTTTCTAAAGCCTGCGGTCCTGTCGCTTTCAAAGAGTTCAACATTCCTGTTACTCCGTCTTTTAATCCACCTACATTTGTCCCTTCCTTGAAGGCATTGAAAGCATCACTCATGCCTTGTTTTAAATTATTTGAAGAATCTGCACTATATTTACTTATAAAACTTAAAGTTTCTTGTATACTACTTCTGTATTCTTGTGCACTTAATTTACCTGCTTTGAAAGCATCATCAAGATTTTTGGTGATTTTGTTAACTTTGTCACTAGGTTTCATATCTGCTGTCACACCAGATAAAATTATCGCCATATTATCATTTAATCCTCGCATCATAGTAAGAGATTGGTCATCTAAACCTTTTAATCCATTTGTTAATGCTCTAGCTATATCACTAGATTTCTTCTCTGTTACATTTTTAGATTGGTCAAAAGCTGTTGAGAAAGCTTTAGTAACACCTTGTAACTCTTTTGAAGTAGACTTTTTTAATAGAGCTGTTGCGTTAGAAGTTTCTGAATTTATATCTGATAAAGCTTCTTTTGTATTTGTTTTAATTTCTGCTGTTGTTTTACCAAATAGATTTTTTAATGATGAAGCTTTTTCATCCCAACTCTTATCAGATAACAATATGCCTATTCCTTTTCCAATTCCACCTAACATTATAAGCAAGTTACCTAATGTAAGTTTTATGACTCCACCAATGCTCTCCATTATTGTAGTAATATACTCGCCAAATGAACCAAACCTAGTTTGTAAATCCATTATAGCAATTTTGTTATTGCTTATTGCGACTGTCATTCCTGCAAAAGCTATAACTACAGCTCCTATTATTGCTGTCAAACCAAGAGCAGCTAATTTAGCTGTTCCAAAAACATTAGCTAAAAGACTTAAACTCTTGATTGCACTTCCAAAAGCAAAAACTCCTTTGAGAACTATAATAGCCCCTATAACAGAACCAATTGCAGGCAATAATACTTGAAATCCTGCTTTTATTTTATCGAAATTATTAACAAACTTTTCTACTACTCCAACTATAGCATCACCGATTTGTGGCATTTTCTTAATTAAATCTTCTACAAATTGGCGAGTCATAGGACCTAATTTACTTCCTACACTTATCCTAACATCATCAATAGCGCTTTTTAAAAGTTCAAATTGTCCTGACAGGGTATCTAGTTTCATGTCAGCAATTCTCTTAGCTTCTCCTTCACTTTCTGCAATAGCTGTAGTTAACTTATTAAAATCACTTTCACTAGCATTTACTACAGCCGCCCAACCTGCCATAGCTGTACGACCAAATATAGAAGATATTGCAACTCCTTTTTCAACATCTCCTAATCCACCTAATTTTTCTCTAAGACTTCCTATTGTTCCTGCTAAATCCAAACTTCCATTTTTATTTTTCTTTAATTCTATTCCATATTTTTTAATTGCAGAAGCAGCTTCTGCTGGTGGCTTTATTAATCTAACTAGACCTCCTCTTAGCGAAGTCCCTGCCATGCTCCCTTTAACGCTTGCACTAGCCATCAAACCTGTCGCAAGAGATAAATCTTTCATAGATACTCCTAAAGCTCCACCCATGGAACCTACATATTTAAATGTCTCACCCATCAATTCAACACTTGTATTAGAATTCGTTATGGTTGCCGCCATTACATCTACAAATTCAGTTGTGTCATTTGCCGTTAACCCCAACGCAGTTAAACCATCCGTCACTATATCCATTTTGTTATACACTAAGCTCTTTATCTTAGCTTCTATATATTTCTATATAGTTCAGACTATTTCATCACCCTCGCCTAATACGTTAGGGTGTGGGATTTCGTGGACTTTCATCATATCCATTAAGGACTTAGATTACTAATCTAGTCGTTAAGCCTTTTACCTATTTCTAAATAAAGTGGCAATAGATTACCATATCCATTAAGGACTTAGGCTTCCCTATTTTAACCCCATATTTTTTACTATAAATCTCTCTATAGCTGTCCAATATACTTTAGACGTTAGTGCCAAATCGGTTCCTCCTGCTGCTGCCAAGTTAAGAACATCAGGTATCGCTTTTATCATTTGTTCAGACTTCCATCCTGCCATACCCATATAGTAAAAAGCGTTCCCTGCATCTGTTGCTGTAAATGAAGTTTCTCTCCCAAGTTGTCTAGCTTTTGCGGTTAAAGCTTCCATTTCTTTTCCTGTTGCTCCTGAAACAGCTTGTGCATTCTTCATACTTTGTTCAAAAGTAGCAAATCCTTTTACAGCAGAACCTACCCCAATTCCACCTATTAAAGCTCCTGCGGTAGTAGCCAGTCTAGCAAATTTACTAATAGCTCCATTTACAAAAGAATCTATTTTCCCTGTTAACCCTCCTAAAACCGAACTAGCTTCATCCCTAATTTTAACTGCTGCTTCATATCTCTTACTCACAAATTCTTGTAATTTATTTTTAGTTCGAGAAATAGTATTTATAGCTTCATCAGCTTGAGATTTTATCTTTATAATAGTATCAGCTTTTAAGTTCTGAATCTTAGCTTTTACTTTATCTATTATAGAACTAGACTCGTCTTGTCCTCTAATTATTACAGGCGGTACAGGTTTAGCAACTTCTTTTATCTTGTTATTAACTTTGTTAACTGTAGAACTCGCATTATCTGTGGCTTTCAACCTTGCTGTTACTGTCTTTCTAGCTTTATTAACATTATTGCTAGCCCTATTGGCTACTGGACTCGCATTATCTGTAGCCTTTATTCTTGCTGTAACAGTTTTTTTTGCTTTATTCATATTGTTATTAACTCTATTTACAACACTTGAAGCTTTATCTGTAGCTTTTATAGCAGGATTAACTTTTATTCTATTAAGTGTCTGCATCCTTTTTTCTGTCTGCTTCATGTATTTTTCCATAGCACTTAGTTTGCTTTTTGTTTCTCCGTCGCCTTTTGCACTTATGACAACATCAATATGATACATTTCCTTTTTAGCTATTTCCCTCACCTACCTTTCTGTAGATATTTATTTTTTCATAGCTTTATTCTCTTGCTCTATTTCATTTTGAGTAAATACTTTCATTAAGCGTTGAGACATTAAATTTTTCTTAACATAAACATCTGGGGGAACATGATGCTTAACAAAGATGTTATTTAAAACAGTCAGTCGTCCCCCCATTTTTATTAGTTTTTTATATCATCATCACTTATTTCATCATAAAAACCAGATAATTCTAATATTTGGTCACTTATTTTGCTTAATTCTCCTGCTAAGAATTTTCTCTTTATAAATTCTCTAGCATTTGTTACTTTCATAGCATCAAGTAATTTTTGATTAGAAAAATTAGGTTTTACAGTTCCTTTTTCTATTAATGCTAGAGTAAACTCATCATCATTTAATTTTTCTTCTCTTCGCCCTTGGACCTTTACAATTTTAGTACAATCTTTTCTTATCCTACTAATCTCTTTTTCTGTTAATGCTTTTAATGTGATTGGTATTCCTAATCTATCTAAAAACACAGTTCTCTCAGGTACTGGTGAATCCTCCAATAGCTTTGCTATTATTTCATCCTCTTTCATCTTCAATCTATCTTCATTTGTTTCTTCTATTTCTTCATCTAAATCATTATCTTCTCTTTCTATTGCCTCATTTTCTAACTCTCTTTTATACATCTCTGACATACTATTCCTCCAATATTTTTAATTTTAAAAAGCTACAAACAAAATTAATTGCTTATAGCTTTAAAGTACAACACTATTTTGTTTTAAAGTTCATTTAGCAAGTCATATCCTCTAAAACTTCCCTCTACCTCTATTTTTACAATCTCGCCAGCTTTGGAATTTATAAGAGGTAATTTTTTCAATCTACAGTTCTTTAATCTAATACTTTCATATCCTAATGTCTCAGGATTAGATAATTTATATATTATTTCAAAAGACCTAAATCCTAATTTTGCAAATCTTGAATTTGTCTTATATCCATTTAAGGAGAATGAACCTTTAGTAGTCCCAACCCTTGATATTTCATTTTGACAACCTAACAGTTTGATGCTTTGCTCATCTTGCTCAAAATCAGCTTTTATTTCTTCCATGTATAGCTCTTCTACACCATCAATAAGTATAACTACATCGGAACCATTCAGAAAACTGGCTTCTTCTATATAATCATCATTATACATAATCTATAACCTCCTTTATCCTAGGTATCCTGTACCATATATTTTTTTCATCACATCAACTTTAACAGCATCCCATTTCCAGTAAAATTCATCTGCTTTGGCAGTTGCTTGAAGTTCTGTATCTATATCAACATTAAATTCTGATATAATACCTTGTGACATTAATTCTTCAAAATATTTCTTTAATGCACATATAACAGTTGTTTGACCTGTTGCATCATTAAATATTTTACCTACAAATTCTTTTCTTTTTAATGAAGTATCTTTATTTATAGTATTAATAAACATGATATTAGAGATATATCCCATAGCTTCGTTTTTATCATCTACATACTTTTTAAATGTATTTACATCATCTACTATAATTACGTCTCCATCATCAAAATCAAGTATTAGTGTACCTGACTTCAAACACTCTTTTACTTCACTTTGGCTTAATCGTGGTTCTACTTCTTCAAATATAGTCTTAGCATTACATATACTACCTGTTATACCTTTGCTTACAGAAAGAGCAGCAATGTAAACAGCTACTTCACTAGGTGTATATTTTATTCCTTCATAATAGGCTGAGCTTCCAATGTTAACTATATTTTCATCATTGAAACCTTTTGATTTATCATTAATTTGTTTTATATTATCCTCTGTTTTTCCACCTAGAAAAAGTAGTATATCTTTTCCTAATTCTTTGTTTTTAGCTACCCAAGCCTTTGTAGTTTCCTGCAAAGCTTCCTCAGCCACACCATCAAGTGTAAAGCCATCAAAGCTATATCTTTCAAATTCTTCCAATGCTTTTAAATAAGATTCATTAGTAATCGACGTACAACCATCATTTCCACCCTCTAAAGCTTGATTTACTACATTTGCTAGAGTTGTATCGCTATCAGCTACTTTAGTTGCAACCACATATTCATTATCTAAATTAGAGTTTATTTCTAGCACTATTTCATCTATAGTACCTTTAACTGAACTAGAAAATAGTTGTTTAGTCCCTTCAAAGAATATAAAGTCTTTTTTATCTGCATCAACTAAATTAGATTTTATTGTTATGTTAAAGTTTCTAGATGTTGGATACTTAGTTTCTAGCTTAATTATATCTTTTGCGGTATTCTCTGTAGTATCTTTTAGTGTTAATGTACCTTTCTTCTGATTTCCATCTACAAGTCTATATAATAACAGCTCTTTTACATTCCCTAACAAAGCTAATTTACCTAATTTGTAGGCTGAATAACTCATATCATCACCAAATAGAGTTTTAAGCTGTCTCAAATCATTTTTTATTGTTACAACCTTGCCAACTTCTCCCCAATTTGATTTTATTGGCATTGCTAATCTACCTTTTAAGCCTGTATTTGTAGACTTTTCTGCTTGTGTTTTAAAGCGATTATAAAATCCAGGTATTTCTTTTCTCTCTTTTTCATTCCATGTGCCAGTTGCCATTCTACTTCACCTCTCTTTCTAAGAAATCTTTTATTAATTTCTCAAATTCTGCTTTTGTAAGTTCTTCTTTCTTACAATTAAATAAAGCACCTGCAACTACCATCTTTTCGTAGCCAAGTGCTTCACTATTTTTTAAGAAATCTTCTTTCAAATATTTTTCTTCCTGCTTACTCACATTAGTCTTTTTATTATTTGTTTCAGCCAATCTTTGCACCTCCTATCTCAAATTTCCACTATTATAAATCTCATTCATAATAGGTCCTTCTCTTTTTATCTTACCTATCATTTTAAATGTTACAGTTAGCTGACCACTAGAAAACATATCTGATTCTCTATCCTCAACCACGCTAACAAGAGTTAAATACATGTTCTTATCTTCTCTAAGTCTTACTCTTTTATCTATTATTAACTTTGTTTCCAATGCTTCAAGAAGCTTAATAATTTCATCCTTATTTTTGCTAACAACATGACATTTCATAGTTTTAGTAATCTCGATTAAATGATAGTTAATTCTTTTGTTTTCAACATTTGTAGTTCTCCATAATGCACAAGGTGCTATAAAGTTTTTCTTCCAATTATCTTTATAACTCTCGATTTCTAATAAATCTTTTGTATACTTAGATAGAGCTTCTACCCATCTATCACTAGTTGCATCTTCTTTATCTTCTAAAGCTATTACACTAAACCTTATACCTCTTGCTATAGCATCCCATTCCTCAACAACAATATCATTTTCACTTGTACCTTTATAAATGCAAGTAAAAGCTTCATTTTCAGATTCATCAACTATAGTATTCATGTCTAAAATTTCAATAACTTGTTTAGTTAATTTATCTAATTTCTTGAACGTAGTTCGACCTTCATAAATCCACACTTCTATACTTCTTTCAAAACCTATTGTTTCTCCATTGTCATTGTCTTGCCCTTGTACAACTACCATATAAGGCTTTTTAGTATCTTTGTTTGGTACATTAGGTTCATAACAATCTTTCAATTCTTTTATATTATCTATTAAAGCTTTTCTTATTCCTGCCCTCATTTAATCACTCCAATATCTAAAAATCATATTACCTATTTTACCTATATTTTTATCAATAGTTGTTTTATAATAGGCATTGCTTTTGTACCAGGATGTTGAACTGATTTTACAGGATGTGAAGCACCTCTCCAGTATAAAGCTTGAGCTGATTTTGGAGTAATAACGTGTGGTTTTGAGCCTTCTTCAAGTATCCCTCCATATTCTGCACCATGAGATAATCTAATGATAAAATTATTTCCTCCACTAAGCGTTTTAGCATTTAAGCTTTGTCTTGCATGTGATGTTCTATCTGTCCAACTTGCATTTGCTTTAGCTTCACCTTCTAGCATTGTACTTGCACTCATACAAAGTACAAGCATACCTGCTTTTTTTCTATTTATATCATTTATTGCATTTGTGAAAGCACTCATTTTAATCAATCCTTTCAAGAGAACATTGATACCCACAAAGTTCTCCTTTTACAATTTGAGGATATATATTAACTATTTTCATTCTCCCATATATACACTCAAATTCTAAAGAATCTCTACTGTTAACCTCTAAGATAACATCATTACTTACTAACATTCCATATGTTCTAATAGAACTAAATGTACCTTGCTTTTCACTTGATGTTTGCTTCTCTGCTGTCTTTTCGTTAAATATTCTAACAACACATTTTATCTCTGTTTCAGTTTCTTCAAAAGCTCCATCTATTTCGGTTTTTTTAATACTAGTTATAGTAATATTGGTAGGGTTCATATTAATGGTTCTTATTATGTCTTTTCTTCTTCTATCAATATTTATCATATTTCAAATTCTGTGCTAATTCCTAACATAAAACTTCCTTTTTCTTTTTTGTTAGTACACATATCTTTAAATTTATCTGCATTTTGATAAGCTACAGATACTAAGTCTTTTATACTAGAGCTTTTATATGTTTCTTGACCCACTTTATACTCATATATTTCCCCTACTGTATTTTCATATTGTAAAGATTTTAATACCCATCCTTGAGAAGCTGCACAGTAAATACAGTCTGCTTCTTCTAAAAACAAGTTTAATTCTTCATCTGTAAATGATTTTTTATCTTTATCATTTAATAATAGTCTTAATTTTTCTATTAAATTACTAGTTGGTGTCATATATTATCACCTCATAAAAATAACACTCTTATGAGTGTTTTATCTAAAACTTATTTCTTGTACATTTTCTTCTACTGCTGCAAAAGCACCTCTATAACAATGACCTACAATTTGATTTTCTACTAACTTACTTAAATCAGCATTTCCAACCTCTGTTGTTAAATCTCTCTTTATTAACTCTTTAAATCCTCGCTTAGGTCTTACCAAATATCCTTTGCCTGGTGTAACACCTTTGTAAGAATATGTTTTTTTACCAACAGTAACCTCCCACCCATCATAATAAATTACTGTTGATATATTTTTTATAGATGGATACATGCTTCCGTTTAATAAATGTCCTCCATTTAACGCCATTTCTATTTCAATTTGGTCAGCACTAGAAGCCATTAATATATTACCTTGTCTTTTTGCTATAACTGTATCTTTTTGTGCTTGTGTTAATGTTCTCCAAATTCCTAGCCATATTGGGTCATTAGTTTCACCTTTAAAAGCTGTCTTATTAGAAGCTTTATAATTAAAATTTATTATTGGGCTTAGATGTATGTGGTTTAACAAGGCATTGTAACTCTCACCAATTGATTTATTTAATATTTCAACACTAAATGTTTGGTTAAAATCCTTCATTTCTTTTGTATACTCAAAACCAGTTGCATAAGTTTGTATCCTTGCAACTGGACCATTTTCTGCATTTATTGTACCGAATTTAATTTCTTCACCTTCTATATGCTCTAGGAATACACAGTTACCTTGTAAAGCCCACTTAGCATCCATAACTTGTGGTAAATTAGAATCTGCTATACTGTCATAGATTGGTTTATATAATAGTTGTACTTGCTCTCTGCCTAGTTCAACATCTAATACAACTTTTCTTAATAACTCTTTTAAATTTGAAGTCGAGCTAAAAGTCATCATTTCACCAAGTGGCTTATTTAACTCCAAGGTTTCCATTTCTCCATTTGATATTTTCTTTGTTACATATTCCATTTCACCATTTACTATAAATGGTATATCTTCTTGTAAAGTTTCTTTTCTTTTTTGTTCCAGCAAATTTTCCTGACTAATTACTTTAAATGCCATATATTTATCACTCCTTTTCTATTGTTGAGGTAATAATATAAACCAAATTACATTATTACTGTCTTTCCCATCTGTTACTCTACCAACTAGCCTATTACTTGTAGATGTAGTAGTAAATTTCTTAGCTGTATTATCCCAATAAATCAATTCCCCTGCCTCAAAAGCTTCTGATGTAACAATATTATCCGTTTCGTATTCAGCTTGCTCTATTTGCAAAGTAACTTCGTCGCCTTTTTCTCCGTCTTGCATAGCGACTCCAAAGAATCCATTTATAAGATAAAATTGTTGTGTTTTAGTGCTTTCACCATCTGAAAGAATAACTCTTACAGATTTCCCATCACTTATTTTTGCTCTTGTTATCTGTGTTATTGTGCTTGGCGTTGGTTGACCTTTAAATGCCATATAAACATCACTCCTTTATATTCTATTTTTCTTAGTTGTTAAACTTCCATTATTGCTAGAGTTTAATAATCCTGTTGTTGTTGGATTATCTTTATACATATTAGACATTGTATTTTTTACAAACTCATCATTTAATATATTTTCTATTTCTCCTGTTATTACTTCTTCACTTGAGCCTTCCTCAACATTTAACATTTTCTTAACTAATGTTTGAGCTATTTCACCTGACACTTTATCTTTAATTGCTTTATTAACTATACAGTTCCAAGCTTCCTTTTTCTCATTTTCTAAAGCTTTTGAAGCCTTTTTTGCCACTTCAACTGTGTCCATCTCTCCTACTATTCCAAGTACTTTTTTCACTTCTCTTAATTCTTTTTCTGCTTTTAATGAACTTTTTACATCTTCCATCTCTCCTGTCACAATTTCCTTAGTTAAACCTATTCCTTGTATGACCTCTGAATATGATATTTCACCAGTTTGCAGTAATCCTTTGACATTTTTTATTAACTCTTTTCCTTCCAATTTGTTTTCCTCTCCTTTCATTTCTCCTTTAGCTTCATAGCTTATTTTCTTTATTACTTCAATTTCTTCACCTAGATTTATTTTATTTTCAACTATAGTAAATGGTATACTATAAAGCTTGCATAATCCATTTTGCTCCAACTCATATATGACAGTATTGTTATCATATCTTATGTTTTGTATATAGAGATATGAATTATTATCATTAATAGAAAACTTAGCTTTTAAAGCTTCTCTTAAATCTATTCTTAAAGCTTCAAAAGTTCCATCTAACTGTTCGCCATTAGGACTCATTTCCATACCTACAATACTTGTTGGCATACCTGGTCTATGTAGAGGAGTCCAATCAATAGATAGTGGCTCATATCCTATAACATTCATTTCGCCTTTAGCACTCTTTTTAAGTTTTGGATAACCAAATATACTAACTTCTTTTATCCTTTTAGTTCTAATCCATCTTTTTAAATTTGTTGCATCAGCATCAATCAGCCCTCTGAAATAAGCTTTATCCCCTTTCATTTCTGCACCTATCCAATGCGTTACAGGTGGTGCAAATTCAGTTGATATATTTTCAGCTTTTTGATGTCCTAAAAAGCCATTAAGAGTATTTTCATTAGTGTAATCTACAATATCTTTCAAGCTTTTAGCAGTATAATTCCATCCCCTTTTAGATTTTGTAGCTGGTATCTCAACAACTACCTCAAGAGGGTCATCATCTATAGATTTTAAAGCTTCTATGTCTATATCTTTAGCTAAAGGAATATCAGAAGGTTTTATACTAGATATTAACGCATTCATTGAGTCCATTTCTCCAGTTATTACATTCATTTAATCACCACCTTTCAATTTAAAAATTCAAATTTCCATACACCTCTTGATACCACATTTCAAGAGGTACATCATTCATAGAATTTTTAATCCAATTTTTCAACCTTCCAACTAATATATCTAATGGTTGAACTACAGTAAGCATAATACACAAACAATGAGGGTGGAATGGATATACAGGAGCTTCATTTATAGGATAAACACCTTTACCCAAACCAAAATTATCCTCTCCACATATTTCGTCACATATATCTGTGTGAGGATGTGCCATGGACAACATAAACTGAATACCTATGGTTGCAGGGTTAATCATTGCAGAAGCTAAAACCCCATCACCATAAGCTGATGTCATTTCAGTTCTTGCCAATCTTAAAGCTTCATAACTTATATTTTGAGGTACTCTATTTCCTATTCTTTTTATCATATTTGGATATTCATCAACTAAAGTTTTCTTACCTTTTAAAACATATTTGTCTAACATCTTAGCTGTTTTAACACAGTCTTGACCTTCTGTTACTGCTGTTTGTAATATAACTTTCATATCTTCTCTGTACTTCTTACACTTAGACCAAATTCTATCAGATAAAAATAAACCATCCTTAACCCTTGTATAATAAGCTTCTACAGTTCTTATATTAATATCATAGAAAGCTTTTTGTATCATAGTTTTAGTTACTTTAGTTATTTGAGCTGTCTCAACTGCATTAATTAAAATATTTTTAGAGTAACTAGTAGCTGTTTCAACATTTTTATTTAAGTATTCATCAAAATTAAATACTAGTTGTTCATTTAATATTTTTATTTCTTGTGTTAATTGTTTTAGTATCTGTTTTAACCTAACTCTGTTAAAGTCTGAAAGATTTCCTTTTCTTATTTCTTTTGTAATATTTCTTGTTATGTTAATATACATTGTTCTTATTTCATCATCTTGCTTGAGCCTTAAATCTATAAATTTTTTTCTAGCTTCTAATGCCCATTTCTTGTACTCCCCTGCAACAGTTATTAATTCCAAAGTACTTTTATCCATTGTCATTATTATCCTTTATTTTATCTATTTCCTTGTCAATTTCATTTGACTCATCATCTAGACCTTGAGAATCATCTAATCTGTATTTTAACATTTTAGTTTTTATTATCTTTTCTCTTTCTCCAACTATTTCAGGGTCATCACTTATATAATTGCTCATTGTATCTATATACTGAGCTAGAAAATTTACTGTTGATTCTTCACTAATAAATCCACCCTCTAAAGCTTTATCTAATGCACTACATACTTTTTCTAGTGTTTCAGCTAATTCTTTATCATCTCGCGGATTTACTTCATCCCAACCTATATTCACATCATAAGTTGAATATTTCATACCACTAGAATTAGAACTCATTATTAAAACCATTCTTGCAAGTAATTGCCAGCTATTTGTAAATTGTTCTCTTTTTCTTCTTATCTTATTTACCATAATAGGCATTTGTTCTTTTACAGAAGCTAAAGCACTAGGTGTATGTACTCCAAATATAAACTCGGGTGTTTCAGATACATCTACTATGCAATAAAAAAGAAGCTTTAAAAGCTCCTTAGCATCACCTATAGCTGATTTTACTTCTACAAACTCAGCTTCTTCATCTTTATTTAAGAATAGTATTTCATGTCCATCAAGATTTATCTTTCCACCCTCTTTTGCAAATTTAACTGGGTCTTCAACACCAAAATTGTGTGCTAAGAAACTTGCAACATCAGTTAATTTCAACTTTAGTTTTGGAGTAGAGTGCATTTTGCTACCTTTTAAAGCATGTAACATAACATCATGGTAAGCTTTTAAAAGAGGTTCTATTGGCTCTATATCACTTTGACCATATTTCAATGTTTCATCAGCTTCATTTTTAAAATGTATTATTGGTATAAAACCCCATACATTAGGCGTTTCCCCTTCTTCTAAACCTTCTATCTTATCACCTTCAACCTCAACAAATCTACTTTCAGCAGTTATTATTTGTTTTACCTTAGCCCTTCTCTTGTTTTCTCCTAAGTCAGTCCATTCATTTTGACTTTCTAATATATAAGCTATAGGCTCTTTTGTTGTAGGGTCTAATATTATTTCTTTCACTTCTTCGGGTGATATGAAGTTATATATTAATCTAACTTTTTTATCGGGATATAAAGGATTTTCTCTTTCTTCTCTAGTTATCCAAATATAACAATCACCTTGCTTTAAACTATCTGTATGTGTTTTTAACATTTTAGATGTGTTATCTAAAACAAATTCATCTAATATATATTGAGCTTCTTCATCTTCTATTTGAAAATGAGGTACACCCATAAAACCAGTTGTTGAATTGACAATCGGTCTAACAAAACTAGAACCTAACTTGTAATTAGCATTTTTATTTTGATACAGTTCTCTTGCTAACTCATAATCAACTCTAGAATCGTCTAATTTATATACGCCAATGTTTCCACTAGACATACGCATAATCTCTCCTGCTGGTCCTTTAAATAGCTTTTTTACATAAGATATTATCCCCATACACTACCCCCTTTCAGCAAAGATAAATCAGTATTGTTATTTTCTGCAAACGAATATATTACTGCATCAGCTCTATCGGGTGATTCTCCAATTCTTTTTTTCATTTCCTTTTTACTTTCTATTTGTATTTTCCCTTTTGAATCTACTGTATATTTTCTATTTGATAGTTGTTTAATAAGTTTATCATCATTAGGAAGCTGTATTATAGCTTCTTTATTTTGTATAAAACTGCTTAAATTTGCATCTAATTCCTCCCTCATGTTATCCCACATTTCAGAAGCTTTATTATAGTACTTATCTTTTTCTATAGCACTAGAACCATTTTGAATAGGTATAACTTCATATTTAAGTCTTTCATGTCTTATAACTTCTTTTAATCTGTCTGTTACACCTGCACCTAAGCCATCATCATCCGTTTTTATTTTTACTCTGTTAATTTGATGATACATATTTTTAAATTTATCAACTGCTCTTAATATATTTCCTACTGTTTCCATTGTATCTTTTTTTGAATAAGTTAATAAATCAAATACTTTCCCACCTATTCTTGGAGCTATTATGGTTTCATCATCACCATATCTTGCTATATCCGCCCCTATATTTAATATATAGTCATTAGATATATTCACTTCTCTTATTGTGCTTGTTTCAACAGCTTCTAAAGATATTAAAGAATCACTTTCACCTTTTGGAAACTCTCCAAGAACTCTAACGCGCCATGGGTCAGAACCTTCATGGTACTTTCTTTTTAGCATTTCAATATTATCTTTTGATGTTCTAGGGCTATCTAAAGAAGATACCTTAAATGTTTTATATAAATCTCTATCTCTATTGTGGCTATCGTAAAATGTTCCGCTCGTTCTAGTTGGGTTTCCACATAAAAGAAGCTTGTTTTCTGCACCCGATAATGTTCCCAATATAGCTTCCATAATAGGGTCAGCAACTCCTGAAGCTTCATCAACAACAAATAACATGTAATCTTCATGGAAACCTTGCATATTCTCGGGCTTTACTGCTGTTCTAGCTGTAGCCCACCATCTTTCTTCAAAACCTTTCATATACACTTTTGTTTTAGTCCATTCAAGTAGCTTTTCAACCTTACTATTACTTAGCCATTTAGCTATTTCAGCCCATAGTACATCATATAATTGTTGCCTTGTGGGAGCTGTAGCAACTACTTTCGGAAAGGGTCTAGTACTTAAATACCATACTGTCGCAATACTTTCTAAGCCAGTTTTACCTACACCTTGACCACTTCTAATTGATACTTTGGGGTTTTGAGCTAAAGCCATTAGAACATCAGATTGCCACTTATCAGCTTTAAAATTTAACATATCCTCTGCAAACCAAACAGGATTATCCCAATAACAATCTAGTAGTGTTAATAAAGCTTTATTCATTGTTAACACCACGTTTCATTGCAATATTTTGTATAGCTTCAACCCAAGTTTTTGAATCATCTTTATTGTTATTGTCTATCTCTAATTCAAATCTCTTTTTATCCATTTTTAATTTTTGTAATCTTTCTATATTCTTAGCTTTTTCTTTTTGTATCTTAGTTAACTCAGTTTCTAGCTTTTGTACTCTTTCAAAGATAGAAACAGCTCTTGTGACAGTTTCTGTCTGTGTCTGCTCATTATCTTTAAGTAAATTACCTTCTATCTTTAAAGTTCTTTTATCTATGCTTTCTAGAGTAATTTTATCAACTTTTTCTTCATACTGTTTTATTCTTTTCATATGTCTGTGTTCTCTAACTGTAAGTAAGCTTATTTCTAGTTCAAGTCTGTGTATTTCATCTTTATTCTCACTTTTTATTAACTCTATTTCTTCAGTTGTGAGAGTGTTAAAAAATATGTTTTCATATATCCCATCTTTTAAAGCATTTTTATTATTCTTTTGACCACCTTTTTTCTTTGTAGTACTACATTTATCTTTCTGTAGTACTACATTCCAGTTATCTCTGCATTTCCAATTGCTTATTGTTTTTTCATTTTCATTTAATATCTCTGCTATCTCTCTATTTGCAATATTTCCATTATGCTCTTTAAATATATCAAAAGCTTTGTTTCTGTTTGGACTTCTAGCCTTTGCCACATCACCACCTCGGTATTCGTTTTTACTTTTTTATTATGAAGCTTGTTTATCTACTTTTATATCTTCTAAATTAAGATAAACAACTTCTCTTTTGTTCAATTTAAGACCTCCTGTTCTAAATTTTTGTATAAAAAAGACCTAGAAATTAATCTAAGTTTTTATTTTCCATATTTACTATATAATTTGCCATAAACACTACTCCTCTTATTAATAACTCTTCGCTAATAGCACTTTTCCCTGTAAAACTCTCAACATATTCCACTCCATAACTTAAAAATTCATCATCTGCATCTATATTAAATTCATCTAATTCTTTTATTATCTTTTCTCTTAAATTACTCATTTATCATACTCCTGTAAAAAAATAAAAGACTAAGTTTACCCGAACTTAGTCTTTTTATAAAAGGGGGAGGTACATATATTATGTTGCAAGTTCTAAGAATCGAACTTAGATTAAGCACCAGCACCTGCATGGTGAGTGAGGTTACCAAGCCCCACCCGATTTTTAGACTTCTGAATTAAGATACAAAATTATATAAAATTTTGCCCTCAATTTCTCTACTTTTAGTGTATACGTTGATTAATATTTGAACATAGTTAGAATTGAACTAACAGCGTCCTCACGCCCTGCCTAGTCTGTTCATATTGCTAGATTAGCCCTTTAAACTAACCTAGCAATTATTAAGTTTTGAGAGGGAAATCTTTATTTCCACGATATTATTATCTCACATAATTGGCAACAAAAAGTCTCACGATAGTCTCCAAAAAGTCTCAAAATAGTCTCATTTTTAAGCTTTCCATGAAAAAATGGGTAATTCAAACTCTTTTATCTTCGGATATAACATATCCATAATCTTACAAACTATCCTTTTTCTAATCCTAAAACAATGACTTCTATCTATGTGCATAGCATTAGACATATAATCCATGTTGATTTTCTCATTGTTCATATACATTTCATTGAAGAACTCTGTTTCAAAGCTATTTAGACTTGTTAATGCACATTCTATAGTTTCTTTTTCAATTTCTAATGTTTTCTTATCTTCTTTTAATCTATTTAAATCTTCTTCTCTCTTAATAACTTCATTTTCAACACTTGAACTTATATTATAAGTAGGTCCTGTTTTTTCTTCATAACTTTGAGCCTTACATCCGCAAAACTCACTTTCTAATTTTTTAATATATATATCTTTTATTCTTATTTGACTTTCTAGTTTTTTATAGTTATATAATCTACCTTCAACCTCTTGAAATAGTGTCTTTTTATTCATACTTCCACACTCCTATCAATTATTTATGTTATAATAATCTTGTATATAAAAGTTTTATATTTTTGACAAGTAGGAGCGTGAAGTAATGCTCCTTTTTTTCTTTTTACTTACTACCAAATCCTATTCTTACAGAAGATTCTATTACTGCATTTAAAGTATTATTAGATAAACATTCACTTTTAAACTCTCTAATATAATGATTTTCTTTGTATATAGCTGATATTTTAAATAAATTTCTTATATATACTCTATGCCCATTTATATAAATAAATTTTTTCATATTATTAACCTTAATATTCTCCTCAACTAACATCTTCCAGTTCAACCTCAACTCTTGGTCTGTCACTATAATATTTCTTACTCACTACTTCTACTATTTGAGAATCATCTTTATAAGCTATACCATTCAAGCTGTCAGCTACAGACTTGATTATATTGTCTAAATCGGGTTTCTTGTTTGGTCTTATTAACCCTTCTACCTTCTCTATAGCATCCTTATACGCTTTAGTATTTACCTTATTTTTCTGTAGTGCTTCTCTATCTTTTTTAGTAATGTCAAAGTAACAAATAACTGTCATTTTCACATTACCCTCAAAGAAATGCTTTACTGTAGAGTTATACATGAGTCTAATCCAGTTTTCATAGAGTACAGTTTGGTCAGGTGTATAAGCCTTACCATTTGCTGTACTCATTCTAGGTCGTGCCTTCGCCTTTGGTTCTCCATCTATTACAAAATTAACTTTCATTTGCTACCTCATTTAGTTCTATTTCTTCCGTATCTCTAACAACAAACCAATATGGTTTATATCCAAATTCATCTATCCATTTTTTAAATACTTTGCTTATTCTATTCTCTAGTATAACGATATCTTCAGCACGTATATTTTCAAACCAATCTTCTCCATACCCTCCAAATTCATTATCAATTCTACCTTGAACAAGTTCTAAAGCATCCTCTGCATCTATATTAGGTATATCAACTTCTTCTTTTTGCCCAACATAAACCAATCTACTGAACTCTCCAAATTCTCTAAGTTCTTCTTTAGCCCCTTGAATAGCCTCCTCTTTACTTTCGTATTCATCACTTGCAAAATATTCATCATCCCAACTATATAACCAAACATCTTTTTGCATATTAATACCTCCACTATTTATTTTTCTTATTAGCTTTCTTTCTACATTCCTTACAACAATAAACATCCTTAGATTTTTCCTTAAGATAAAATAATTTTCCACACCAACTGCATCTTCTTCGTTTCATAGAATCACTTCCTAATCACAAAACATTTATTTCATTCCTAAAACAACATACCCATCTTGCAGATAATTGCTATTATCAAGTAAATAAGTAATTTCTTTGCGTGTCTCAAGACCTGTGTATTTTTCTCCATCAAATTCCTGCAATACCAACAAGTCGCCTTTTTTAAAACCTCTATCATTCTTCCTAACCTCAAAATTTTTGTTCCCATTTACAACTTCTTTAAAATATTGAGGTAATATTTTTAATTCATGTATCATAATCTCACTCCCTTTAAAAGTTTTAATCTATTTCCCCTTTTTCAACTTGTTCACATTCTATTTGAGATATAACTTTTCTATATGCTATACGACCTTGCCATTCTTTTATTACAGCATTTTCAATGCCTTGTGCAAATATAGCTAACTTTCCATTTACATTTGCTATTTTTAAACATATAAATTCATGTGTATCTTTATTCTTTTCTACCCATATGGTCATTTCCTTATTTTCTTCCAAGCATAAATCATTTAGAAATATCTCATTATTTATCTTATACATTTGAGTAGTAATCATAATCTCACTCCTTTTAAAAGTTAATTTTCTCAAAAACTTTTTTATATTTTTTAATAAAATATAGCAATACCAATGACTCTATTTTATTTTTTATGGTCCTACAATTTTTTAAAACTTTTACAGTTTTCTCCATTATTTTCAAACTTTTTTTCATATCCTCTGCTACAATACTCTTCTCTACATATACCTCCTTCATAACTTCCATCTGAGTAAAAATAAACTTCTCCATCTTCCTCATAAGCTCTATATTTGCAATCTTCACATTTATTCATTTTATTACCTCCTATTTTTTAAAAACTCCCTTTTATAAGTCAAAGTAAGTCTATAGACTTTTAGTTTCATTCACAAACTTACCTTGACTATTTTATTCTATTTACTTCTTAATTTCTTATAGTTTTCTTCACATACTTTATCCATGTTTTCTTTGTATTTGCATCCTATACACACATTGCAAGTTATAAGGTTATTGCTAATTACAAAGTCATAGTTGACACATCTTTCATCACACTTTTTATGAATTAATCCTTTTTTCATTTTAATTCTTTTATTCATATTTAACCCTCCCTTAGCTTCTCAATTATCTCAATTTCATCATCTGAAAATACCATACTAGCTTCCCCATCACAACTACCATTTTCCCAATCTCTTTTAAATCGTTCATATTCATTTATATAGCATCCAGTATATTCGTCTTGTTCTAAAAGATAATGTGCCTCCATTATTGTTTTTTCATCTTCTTCATTAAAATTAGCTAGACAATATTCATCTGCAAATTTAAGTACAATTACTTCTAAACCATCAATCAAGTTATAGTATCTAAGTGCATCTTTTAATCCTTCTTCTGAATACTCAAAGTCTACGCTTTGATTTCTTACCTGCTCCAATGTTCTTTTAGTCTTTAGTTTCACTTTATAGATGCTAAACATAATTTACAATCTCCTTCTCCAGCCAATTCTCATATGCTATATCACAATCTTTACTTTCACAATCTCCTTTATCATTTATACAACTAGCACAAATCTCTTTCCCAAAACTCTTACACACTTCTCTTTCATCAAGATTCTTTGACTTGCACATTTCTTTATTAGTCATATGAGCACCTTCTAACTTCTTAATTCTCTCCTGTAACTTTAATCAATGCTTTTTTAACTTGAGCAATTTCATCCTTAAATCTATCAAAACTTATCTCAATTTCTTTTCTTAATCATTCGTTCATATTTCCATCTTTGAAAACTATTGGAATTTCAATTCCATCTTTTCTAATGATAAAAACTTTTACTTCTTCACATTCTTTTAGTTCTTTTAGATAACTCTTAATTTCTTTTTCATCCATTTCAACTTTTTTTCATTACTTCATCTACTGTTCCAAGCTTATTTAATACAAAATTATCTTTATTTTCCATTGTAACCCCCTTATTTTTCATTATAGAAATTAACATTTTTAATAACTATATCTACAGTTCCATTCCCATTATGTCTAATACCATACTTCATGAAATCCTCAAAATCATCCATCTTGCCTTTTACCTCAAAACCTGTATCCGTTTTTATATGTCTATTTTTTAAATTCTTCTCAACCCATTTTTTATCAATATTAAAACTTTCAATTCCTTTTTCTTCTGCATGGTCCTTAAAACTATCTTTTAAATCATCCTTTATCGCCTTATCAGCAAACTCATTTATATCAAGTTTTTGTTTTTCTCTTAGCATATAAAGTAACATTCCTCTTACATCTTCGCCCTGTTTCATATCACTATATAAATTTGCTATATAAGCATCCACAAAAGCTTTAAACATCTTAGTCTTATACTTATCATCTTTTATCTTAGTAGCGTTTAAAAACTCTGTAACAAACTTAGAATTAGCTTCTTCCTTCTCTGCATCCTTATCCAATACTTTTAGATGATATTCGTCATTCATTCCACTCAATCCAACCAAAGCAGCAATTTTAACCGTCTTAGTCTCTTGTATATTAATTTCATTCTTAGACATCTGTATATTAAATTTATCCTCTTCAAAGCTAATAGAATGAGTATACGAATTATTGTAATCAAGCTTTAATATAGCAACTTTCTTTTCATCTTTTTGAGAGTATAAGCAAATTGCTAAGTCGCAAGATTCTAATATAGCATTCAATTTCATAACATCAAATAAATAAGCTGCAATCTCTTTAGAGTTATTTAAAAATGAACTTTCATCATAAATAATTTGTTCACAACACTTCTTAATTAGATTGTTACTATAGTCATTAAATACTACTGTTCTGATGTCATTATCTCTTGATACTTTGCTTATTTTCTTTTGAAAGAAAGCTTCAATATCTTGACTAACCCTACCCTCAAAATCATTTAGTATTGGTGTATCGCTATTCTTATCTAAAACATGTATTATAAATTTGTGTATTATCATATTTCAATTCCTCCATCACAATAATATTCAGCCATTTTTTGACTTCTAGTATCTTTTATAACTTCTTCAACTTTATCTATTGTTACAAGCAGTATCTTGTCATCTTTAGCTAATAATTCAGCTTTCTTTTTTAAATTTTCTATACTTCCACATGAATAATTTATCTTGCGTTCATCTAGTAATAATCCTTTTTGCCATCTCAATACATACTTTGACATTTGTTCCATCCCCTATTTTAATAATCTTCTCCATTTGTTAAATCATAATCTTCTATATCATTTCCTAAATCCAAAATTATTTTTGACCCATGAGCAAATATTTTAAATAGCAAATCTCCAAAATTATCAAATCCACTCATTATATCTTTAGATGATATTTCTCTATTCTCGTATCTATATGATGCAATAGTTCCATCTTTTCTCAACAATATAGAGTGTTCGCATCTGTATTTACTTTTATTTGGTTCTTTATCAATTTCAATCCATCCCGAACCATATTTATTTTCATCAAGAATAAATGTTATGCAATTTTCATAGCCTTCATATTCATCAATATCATATTTATCCATTTTTAATATTTCCAACAATTCGCTCATTTTATATTCTTTTTCAGCACCTACAAGCATGTTATCTAAATTTCTTTTTAAGTGTTCAATAGCTTCTACCTTCATTGTCATATCAATCTTTTCTTTTACTGTAGTTGCTACGAGCACATTATATTTTTGTATATCTAATTTATCTAAATTTATATTTATATTTTCACTTAGATGTTTTTCAATTTTTTTACTAAAATCACCCCAATTTCCAAAAACCTCATTCACAACTCTTTTTATTGTTTCTGCCAATTGTTTTTTAACTACTTCCTCTACAAAGCCATTTTCCTCTAACTCTACTAGTGCATCATTCATAATTTTATTTAAATCCATTATATTATTCCCCTCTCTATTTTCATTTTTGAGAGTCACAAAACACTTCAACAATAATTTATATTAAAAGACATTTTGCAACTCTCTAAACTGTTTTAATTAGATATTTTCCATATCCATTTCATATTTAGATAAAATCTCTTTAAATGCTTTTGCTAACTCTGTTCTTATAAAAATTGAATTTGAATCTTTAGTAGCTATATCAAGTTCTATATTTTTGTAATCCTCTTTGCTAGGAAATTTAAATCCTATTCTTATAGGGCAATCTATATCCTCAAGATTTTCTATAACTCTCCCTGCAAACTCTGCACTACCTTGTAAATCCTCATAACTTTCTACTCTATTTTTTAAATCTTCATATTCTTTATATTCCATAATCTATTCCTCCTCTAAACTGTTTTAATTAGATATTTTATCATTTCAAAATTAGTCATTTTTAGCACCCTCTTCATTTCTCAATAATTCATGAGCTTTTTCTTCATCATAACTGCAAATATTTCTACCATCACAATAATGACAAAGCAATCTAGTATTTTTAGTAATGATAGGAAACATTTTTTTGCAAATCTCCAATCTATCATCCATTCTTATACCCCCCTTTTGTTATCACAATTTTCACACTCTTTCAGATTCAATCTATACTCATAAACCCTACCAACAACAAAACTAATTCCTATCAGTAGCACACTAGCCAAGATGTTCATTATATCTCATCCTTTCTATCATCAATCAATATACTAAATCCACAAGAACATTCTCTATAATATGTGTGTTCTTCAACTATTAATTTACCTTCATTGTTTCCTATCTTGTCATTACCACAGTTGGGGCAATAACAATACTTTTCTCCAAGTTTTATAATATCTTTTAATTTCATTTTTCTAACATCCCCTCATACTCATATTTACTCAATATTTTTATAGCTATATCAATAGCTTTATTAACAGAACACTTTTTCTTATTTAATATCTTTTCAGCTAACTTAATTACTTGCTCCACATTTGCTAATACCATCTGTCACTCCTTGAATATATTCTGCTTTCCAACCTTCTCTAGTTACTCTATTTTCTCTAGCTAAACAACTAGCATAATCTGCACTAATCTTTAAGTATTTACTTGCAGCCTTTGCACTTTTAAATATTCTAACTTCTCCAGTTTCAATATTAAAAACTTTTATAGATTTGCCTTTTGTATCATTAGTTGATTTTTTTCTTATTTTCTTGAATTTCGATTCATTAAGTTTCAGCTTTATTTTTTTATTTTCATTTGCTTTTCTTACTTTTCTTAAATTAAGCTCAAACATATCTTCTATATCAATAGTTTTTTCTAAAAATGTTCCTGCATCTACCCAAATTTTAGCCATATTCTACCACTCCAAATCTTTAAATATTATTTCATAGCTACACTCACCAGCTTCAATAAATATACCTCTTTCATCTTGATAAATATTTTCTACTCCAATAATTCTTAATTCTGAATTTTCAAAGAATAATTTACACATATTGCCTTCTCTTAAATCTCCAAAATCTATAAGACATTCTTTACCTGTTAAAAATGAAAGTTCTTTTTCTCCTGTTTCAAAGTTAAAAACACTTACTAATTCCATAACTCTTAATCCTATTCCACAAATCTTACAATATCTAGCATCTTCGCTTATATCTTCATTTCTACATTGATAACAAACACTAATATTGTTTTTTCTTGTCTTTCTCAACATTTCAGCTCTCCTCATTTTGAAATACCTAACATTTTATATTGCATTATTTTTGCTACAACTGCTGATAAATGCAATATCTTAAACCACAACATTTCTCTTTGTAGATACTCCCATCCAGATACTATTTCAAAAGTAGCTTTACCTTCATATTTTACTCGTTTAAATGGATTGTCTATTTCTGTACCCTCGAATGTTACTTCTTCAGCTCTTGTATCATTTATCTCAAAACTTCCCTTATCGCATTCTAAGAACACTTTCTCACACTCATATTTCACTCTTAGACCTCCAATATTTTTTAACTTCTAGGAAGTAATATTGTATAATTACTCCCTAGACTATTTGATTCAACTGAATTTCTCTTTTTGACTTTTTTTAATAATCTCATCTAGTTCATCATTGGTATATTGAGTAAATGTTTCATCAAAGTTTCTAAATTTATTCTTATTTGTACCTGAAATACTCTTACTTTTATTTTTTCTAAAGTTATCATCATTGTTATAGACTGTTTTCAGATATTTAAAACTTTTACCATCACATTCTTTATATATTTCTATAGCTATTAAAAGCCTTTCTATATCCCAATCTTTAATTATGTTATACATATTTTTACTTATTTTTAGTTGTGTCATTTCTTCAATTATTCTCTTCTTTTCCTCCACCTCACTGGTTTGGTTACAAGGTATAGTAGAAGGATATAGTGGATGGGTTTTTCGTTCCGGATTTATATCCGTTTGGGTCGGATTTTTATCCGAAGGGTACGGATTTTTATCCGAAGGGTACGGATTTTTATCCGAAGGGTACGGATTTATTTCCGAGCAGTCGGATTTATTTCCGACCTGTTGATAACTATCACTAATCAATTCTATGTATCTATATCCCAATTTGTAGTAACTCCATGTACCACCTTGCTTTAAAGTAGCATGTTCTAATATTCCTATTTTATCTAGCTTCTTGAGTACTCTATAAATAGTATCGTGTTTCTCTGTATAAAGAATTGGTAGCTCTTTAATAACTCCCGAATAATCAACCCAATAGTATTCAATCCCATTAATAAGTTTTCTTGCCATCCTACCACTACCTAGAAAATCCACAAACCATCTTAATATAAGTAAATCCTTTGTGTTTAATCCTAACTCTACCGCCTTTTTCTGACTAAATCCTAATATTGTATATTTCAAGGTGCTTCACCTACTTAATCAACATTTATAGCTTCTTCCACACTAACTTTACCATCCATATTTTCTTTTACTTCGAAATCAACTTCTAAACTTTCGCTTTCATCTACGACCATGCTCATATCTTCATCTATTTCAGATTTTATTGTTTCATCACCTACCATAGCTTTTTGTAATTCTATACTAAGTGGTGCATATTTTAATAACTGTTTTATAACTGTCTTTTTAGCCATTGAATCAAAATCTGTTTGCCATGGTCCACTACTATAACTTTTACTTTTACTCTTTGCAAATTCTATAATTTCCTCTTTAGTCATAAAAGAAAAACTATGTCCTCCTGTATCCAAATGATATACTGCATAATATCCAATTATTTCCCCTCTATCACCATTTAATTTAGGTTCATGAACTAAGTCTTGATGAAGCCCATATTTAATCTCAAATTTATCGTTTTCTCTTATTTTATGAGCATATATAGTTTTTATCTTTCCACTTCTTTGTGCTAATTCTAAAAGACCTTTATACCCAATTTGGAATTGCACTTTATTTCCATATGGTATCAAATATGCTTGACCTAAAGGCGTATTAGGCTCAAGACCTAATTGAGCTGATTCCATCATTGCTGCTATAAAACTCATAGGTTCACATGATTGTAACCTTGGATTATTACTAAAAGCTGTTAGGGCAACTCTTTGAAATCTCTCGCTTGAAACCATACTAGGTAAAGCTTTTTTTATCTGACTTGCCATTTTATTCATAAGTTGCTCCATACCTTTACTTGGACTTACCTTGACTGTATTTGCTCCTGAAACTTTCTTTTCTAATGCTCCTTTTGCTTTTTCACTAGCCATATATATTACCCCCTATTTTATTTTGAATGTTCTGTATGAACTTATATTTGTATATTTTTCTGCTATATCAGGCATTTCTTCTCTTAATCTCTTGGTATCAATGGACCTTTTAGTAGCTCCTTTCCAAGTTATTATTCTTCCGCCTAATGTAGCTAACTCAAACTCTCTCATTTCACTTTGTATTTCTTGTTCTATTAGCTGTTTCTCTCCTTTTAGTTCTTTCATTTGTAAAACTATATCATCATATCTTTTTAACTTTGATATACCATCTTCAAGTAGATTTAGTTCTATTTTCTCTTTTACTGAGTTTTTATACCTTGTTTTCAGAAACTCACTATAAGCATCTGAACCATCAGGAATTGGTAAAATGTCTTTTAATACATTTTCTTCCCAAAATTCACTCTCTATTTTCATTAGATTTTTAATTACTTCATTATCCCTATTTATCTTGTGCCATACAAACTTTTCATTTCCAAGAAGTGCTGCTATATAACAATGTGTAGCTCCTGTGACAGCCATATAGTGTAAGCATTGTATTTCATAATGAAGTGGAACTCCATTTTCCCATTCTTTTATAGAAAAACTATTTGTTGTCTTACATTCTAAAAATGCTTTTTCTCCTACTATAGCTCTGTCTATATTAGCTATTGCAAAAGGATACTTTTCATTTTTCAACATTCCATTTACATTACGGACCTTAAGACCAGTTTCTTCTGTAAAAAGTTCTGCAACTAATCCTTCTAATCTATTGCCTAATTCCATTCTGAAACTTTTAGTTTCTATTGGTATTTCTTCTTTCTTTTCTATATATACTTGAACAGAAGTTTTCCAGGGATTTAATCCTGCTACTGCTGACGCATCACTACCCCCTATTCCTAATTGTCTATTTTTAAGCCAATCAATTTTATCTATGTTCTTAGTATCAGTTACTATAAAAGCATCTAAATATTTTCTACGACTTGAAATTTTATTCATTTTATGGTATCCTCCTAAATAAGTTGAATTTTTTGTATGTGTTGGTTACTTTGACCAGCACTTTTTTTATTGAAATAATCCTGCTAAACATATTGCAAATAAACCTACCATTTTATTTCCTCCTAAGATAAAACTTTAATCTCATAATCACCATCTTGAATATCTTCTGTTATTAAGGCTTGATACTCCATACAGCCTCTACCTTCATCAAAGTATGCTAAATTTAATTCTTTTTCTGTTGCTACTACTACTATACAATCAATTTCAAAACCAAATCTTTTGCAATTTACTTTTACTGCATTTCCTACTTTAATTGTTTGTAAATCAAATTCTTTCGTTGATTCAACCATTATTCGACCTCCTTATTTTCGATTTCTTTTATGTAATTCCAAAGTATGTGTAATATAAACGAATTCATGGAACTACCTTCTATTGATGCTCTATCTTTTATTTTTTCAAGCAATGTTACTGGTAATCTAAAAGTAAACCTTACTCTCTCGTCTTTGTCATACATTTGACGTCAACCCCTTCCTTGTTTTAATAATACCATGTCATACATTTGACGTCAAGCATTTTTATTGACTTTCTTCATTAATTATTTTATTATTAAAGTGTCATAAAGACGTCAAATTTTATATAAGGAATGATAAAATATGTCTAATAAAGATGTTTATACTCGTGAAGAAGATAAGAGATTTACACTAAGAATTAATAAACTTCTTTTTGAAAAAATCGAACAACTTGCTCAAAAAGATAAGCGTTCTGTCGGTAGAGAAATTGAATTTATTCTTGAGAAATATTTTGAAGATAATCCTTTAGAATAAAAATCACCATATCTTTTAGTGTATACCCTTTAACTTTTGCCTGTTTTAGAAGCTTGTCTTTAAGTTCTCTAGGCAGGCGTATTGTTGTTTGCTCTCTTTGCATCTAATCACCTTTTTCTTTGATTATTTATAGCTTATTTTTAATTTAACTGGTAAATATGTGTTAACTAACTCTATATCTCTTGTTAATGTGCTTCTTTTTACTTTCTTATCTTTATTAAACTTCTTGTTACTTTTCTGCTCATCATAGTATGTAATTCTAAATAACTTTTTGTCTTGTTCTACTTTGTAGACTTTGTTTTTATAGATTATTCTCATGCAATTACCCCTTTGTTGTATTTTTTAAGACCCTCAAAACTTGCTTTCTTATTATATTGCTTACAAAACTGTATATAAGCTATCAGTACTCTTACATTCAGCTAAATCACCCCCTTTCTTGGCTTATAACAATATCTTTCTTTAAAATAAGCAACTGATACCCTGCCAGAAAAAGTCTTAAAACCTTCTTTTTCTAATTCTTCATTTAATTCTGCAATTATTTTGTATGCAGTTGCTTCGCATATATCTAAAAATTTAGCTACATCTTTTGCTCTATAAAATAATGGTTCTTTAGCTACTGCTTTTGCCATACAATACACCTACTTTCAAAATATTCTGTATTTAATTTCTATCTTCCAACTAATTCGTCTAATGTAACATCTAAATAATCAGCTAATTTTATCAATGTATCTATCGTTGGATTTTTATTTTCTCCTCTTAAAATTGCATATAAATTCCCTGAATCTACTCCTATTTCTTTTGCTAATTTCCATGCTTTTAAATCTCTATCTCTTAAAATTTTATTTATGTTGTCATTAATTGCCATTATTTTCCTCCTTTGATATACTATATTTGTAGGATAAATCCTATAAATACATTTAAAGGTGGTGATACCTATAGCTAAAAACACTAAACAAACAAGTAAAACTGTTGCTTCTAAGGCTAGTAAGATTCTTAAAGACGGAAGATATAGTGCTGCTTCCAAATCGGTTGCTGGTAGTGCTCTGTCACAAACTAAGAAAGGACCTAAAAAGTAGTCTTTCTTTTGACTTCTAATGATAATATGAACTCTTTATTTATTAGAAGTTCCTGCTTACCATCAATAACCTTTACCATATTTGATGGTAAGCATTCTCCTTTATTTTCAAATTCTTTGAGCTCTATGTTTTCAAATACTTCTCCTGTTGCTAGTGCTAATTTTTTAATTTTCATTTGATTACACACTCCTTTAATTTCGGTATTTTCCAAAGCACTTTGTTGCTCCAGTTTTTCATACTCAACTTCTTTTGTACATATGCAACACGTCTTAGGCTTCAACCCTTTTTTAACTTCTACCTCATTATCAAACCCACAATATGGACACTTGCAAAAATATTTTACTCTTGAATCGCTTGTATTATTTTTCATGTATTTAACCTCCTAGTTAATAATTAATTAAAACAATATATTTCAAAATATTCTGTATTTAGTTTTCAAAATAACTCAACTGCTTGTATGGTCTTTCTGACTTTATAACTCTTATGCAATCATCTATAATCTGTATTAAATTATTAGATGTATCAAAGTCTATATCTTCCCATTTCTCCACTCCAAGAATTAGGAATAGCCTTGCTTTCACTTGGTTGTATTCTTTATTAGCTTTGTCTATATCCAGTCTATTCTTTATGTATTTAGAATACTGTTGTTTCTTAGAGCATGTTATCTTACACAACTTTTTATATTCTTTTATTGTTCCTTTTAAATCTCCTATGGTTCCTGTAAGTTCTGTTATTACATGCTGTTGTGCTTGATATTGACCAGTTTGTCGAATAGTTGGAAGCACTTCATCAAATACCCAACTCTCAAACTTTTTCTGCGTTTGGAAGATTTGAACCTACTATTAATCTGTAAACATCACCCTCAGTTATCAAAGCAATCTTAATACCATTAATTTTAAACCCCTCGTGTTTCACTACCCCTTTGCAATGTCTTAAAATTGCATCATTGGTATTTTTATAACCTAATGACTTTGCAATATCTTTTCCTACAAAGTAAGGCTTATTATCAATCTCTGCCATTCTTATTTGTCCAAACTCCATCTTTTCAAATATTTGTAAGTTATTCATGTTTATCTACCTCCTTTTTATTCACATTTCGCGAATTATTTATTTAAAAAAATATCTCTCAAATCTGTATTAAAAAAATCTGATATTTTTATTGCTTCACTTACTGTGAATCGCCTATCGCCATTTTCTTTACTTGAATAAGTACTGGGATTCATTCCTAATATTTTTGCTAAATCTCTTTGTCTCAATCCTTGTCTTACTCTAAGAGATTTCAATATATAATTTTTCAATATATATCACTCCTTTTATTCTCAATTTGAAGTTTCTATATTTATATAATATACTCCGTTTTGTGAATTGTCAATACGTTTTTTGTTTTTTTCTTCCTTTTTGCGAATTAAAATCACAAAATGCGTATTTTGTAGTAGAATAAGAGTAATTACATTCGTTATAGTTTTTAAGAGGGGGACAATTACAATGTATAAAGATGAAAGCAATATATTTTCTAAAAGATTAAGAGAAGAGAGAGAAGAACTCGGATTAATGCAAAAAGAGATGGCTAATAAATTAAGTTTACCAGCAAACACTTATAACGGATATGAAACTGGTAAAAGAAGCCCAGCGCTTGATGTTGTGAGACATATAGCTGATACTTTAGATATATCAACTGACTATTTATTAGGTAGAACTAATATCAAAATTAATATTTCTAATATCACAGAAAAAGAACTTATTAAAAAGCTAAATCCATCTGATGACATGAAAGAAATACTTGATATTTTTAGTGAACTTGATGATGATTCTAAAAATAAAGCTTTAAAGATAGCAAAACTTTTTTTGGAGGAGCAAAATACTAAAAATAAAGAATAAGCATAAAAATATATAAAAAAAGAGGATTCAATCCTCTTTTTTTATATGCTTAAACTCTGACTTTATTTCTTCTTTACAATTATAAAATTTAGCTTCATCAATAGTCTCTAACATTTTCATAATTTCATAAAATGCCAACATTTTAGAACAATCTGAATTTCCCACTTGCGTCACCCTCTTATAATTTATAATATTTATTCCTTGCCCCTTAAATATGTAAAATATTTAGCCAATCACCTTCTTTTTATAATATTATATTTTATATCCCTTTTCAGAACTTATGTTCGTAAAAAATGGTATAAAAATTCCTTAACTTATAGACTTGATGTATTTATTTCAACAAATATAATATTTAAAATTTCTAAAATTTTCTTTGTAAATATATTATATATAAATTTATATTATCTTGCAACTTGACTAATATAGAGATTTTAGTTTTGATTTTAAAAATGAACTTCTATTTTTTATCTCTAGTGTTTCCAAGTGTTTCAGATTATCTGTATTATTTATATTATCTCTATTATCTATATTTTTAATTAGTCGACTAACTTTATTTTACATAATTTTAATTTAAAAAATTTTTTCGCATTTTTTTTACATTATTTGCAGATTTAATTTACAAATTGTTCATTTTGTATTTATAGATTTTTAAATAAAATTTATTTTTTCTTTAAACTCTACCATCTTAGCACTATTGTTATAGTGCTTTTTGCTTTTAATTTCTTAACTACATTTTAACACATTTTTCCACCAAAAAATGTTCTAATGAGGAACATTTTTTACAAGAAATTACACAAACTATTAATTATAAAAATGTCATAAAAATAATTAAAAGGTGGATTTTAATAAATGTTGAAAAAATTAAGAAAAAAGAAAAGAATGACACAACTAGAATTAGCAGAAAAAATGAGACGTAACAGAAGTTATATATCAAAACTAGAAAATCAAGAGTACAAAGATATAGGTATATCTACGATATTAGACTTATCTATAGCACTAGAAGAAGACTTCTTAGAACTGTGTAAATATTACAAGCTTCAAGAAATAAAAAGAAGAGGAAAATAAAACAATTATTTAGATAGCATATCTAACATGTTATAATTATTGTAATATTAAAATGACATAATTGGGGGTGTCTAAAATGCCTGCTTACAAAGACGAACAAAGAAAAAGTTGGTATGCTAGCTTTTATTTTACAGACTTCGATGGGGATAGGAAAAAGAAAATTAAGAGAGGTTTTAAAACTAAAAAAGAAGCTCTAGAGTTTGAAAGAGAATTTTTGAATAAATCTAAAATGAGTACTGATATGAGTTTTGAAAGTCTCATAGAAGAATACATGCACGATATGTCTTCTAGATTAAAATTATCTACATTAGAAACTAAAAAGTATTTAATAAACTTTAGAATTTTACCTTTTTTTAAAAGTCTAAAAATAAATGAAATTACTGCAACACATATAAGAAGATGGCAAAACGAATTATTAAAAAGTGATTATAGCCAAACATATATTAAAACGATAAACAACCAGCTTGTTGCTGTATTAAATTATGCAGTTAAATATTATAACTTGCCTTCTAATCCTGCTCATTTGGCAGGTTCTATCGGTAAAAAAAACGCAGATGAAATGAACTTTTGGACATTAGAAGAGTTTAAAAAATTTATTGAATTTGAAAAGAAATCAGAACCTAGACTAGCATTTGAAATTTTATTTTGGACAGGTCTTAGACTAGGGGAGTTGTTAGCTCTTACTCCAAAAGATATTTTCGAAAATAAAATAAGCGTCGAAAAAAGCTACATAAGACTAAATGGAGAGGATATTGTTTCTTCTCCTAAAACTCCTAAAAGTAAACGTGTTGTCCCTATCCCACATTTCTTATATAATAATATAAAAGATTATCTATCTAAGTTATATGACTTAAAAGATAATGAAAGAATATTTAAATTTGCTAAAAGTTATCTTTCTAAAGAGCTAGATAGATGCTGTAAGTTATCTAATGTAAAAAGAATTAGAGTGCATGATTTGAGACATTCTCATGCGTCATTATTGGTAAATATGGATGTAAATATATTAACTATAGCAGAAAGATTGGGGCATGAAAAAGTAGAAACAACTTGGAATACATATTCACATTTATACCCAAATAAGCAACTTGAAGTTGCCCAAAAACTAGATAATTTAAATATATAG